CCCTTGGATTATTTATGACCGTGTTGGTGATCGTGAGATTATTCGACGCAGGATGATTGACCAACTGTACGTTAAGCCTTTTGGTGTTCCAAGGGTTATCCGTGCTTCGTTCTCTGAAGTTGGCCCAAACTATGTGTTTACTCCTAACCCTGGAGAGAACACAATCATCAAAGCGTATTACCAACAAACGTTTCCATTCTTGTTTAGCCCAACAGCAGATACATTAAATCCTATTGTTCAGAACAATGCTGCTTTGTCTTCGTTCCCTGAAGGATACTTTTACGGTACATTATGGGCATACTACGATAAGAACAAAAATACTGAAGAAGCTCAAAAGTGGATTTCTAGGTTTGATGATTCTTACGGTTTGATTGAAGATCAGAACTTCAAAGGTAAATGGCGCGGTGGAGATCAGCATTTAACATCTGAATTCCAGCCCCGCAACTACCGCTATTCATTCAAATAGGATTCACTATGGCTACAGGTGGTCTTTACGGCAGCACTTCTACCGGAACGGTTGCTCCTCAATCTGGTTCCGAATCCATTGGTTTGTACGGAAACAATACAGTCTTTGGTGGAACGTATTTTGAATGGTTTATTTTTAAAGAGTCTCCGACTGCATTAGCAACACCAACTGGTGGATCTTGGAATTTCACAACAAACGTTGGAGTTCCTCCAACAGGTTGGTTAAATTCTCCACCAGTAACTCCACAAGATAAAGTTTGGGTTTCAATTGCTGTTGTAAATTCCAGATCTAATCAACCTTTAAGTTGGTCTACACCAGGACAATTTGTAGTTCCATCTGGAACTGGAACTGTTTTTAATGTTGCAGCATTAACGCTTGGCACTTCTGGATTTGATGTTTCTTCAACAGTAGCAAATCCAACAACATCTCCAGTTATTACGCTTAACCTTCCTACTGCTTCTGCAAGCAATAGGGGAGTTTTAAGTCCAGCAGATTGGACAACTTTTAACAGCAAACAACCTGCGGGAACTTATGTAAATTCTGTAACAGGAACTGCTGGTCGTGTAACAAGTACAGGTGGCACAACTCCTGTTATTGATTTAGCTAGTGGAATTGCTACTGCTGGAACTACTGGATCTGCTACTTTAATTCCTGTAGTTACCGTTGACACTTATGGTCGAGTTACTAGTGTTACTACAGCAGCCAATCCTCAAGGCACTGTAACCTCTGTATCAGCAACTGTACCTTCTTTTTTATCTGTATCTGGAAGTCCAATAACAAATACAGGAACAATTGCAATTAGCTATTCTGGAACTGCTTTGCCAATAGCCAATGGTGGTACAGGTGCTACTACTGCAAGTGCTGCATTGACATCATTAGGCGCATATCCAGCTACAAATCCTAATGGATTTACAACAACAAACTATGCCACTATTACGGACGATACAACTACAAACTCTGTCCGTTATCCGTTGTTTTCAGATTCTACAAGTGGAAATGTTACCGTAGAATATGTAAGTTCTTCTAAATTAAAATTTAACCCAAGCACCGGAACGCTAACGGTTTCTAATTTAATTATTGCTCCGTAGGAAAATCATGGGTAAATTAATTTTACAATCGGCTCTTGGTGGGGCAACTGAGGTATCTGCGCCAGATACAGCAACTACTGTAAGTCTTACTTTGCCATCTACATCTGGTGCAATTATTGCAACAGGTGGCCCAGCAAACATTACCAGTTCCATGATTTCTGGGCAAATTGCTGTTGCACAAGGTGGTACAGGTACAGCAACTCCTGCGTTGGTGGCGGGAACTAATGTATCCATTACAGGAACTTGGCCCAATCAAACTATTAATTCCATTGCAGGTGGAACTGGAACTGTTACTTCAGTAGCAGCTAGTGTTCCCGCATTTTTATCAATTTCTGGTTCTCCAATAACGACAGCCGGAACATTGGCAATTTCTTACTCTGGAACCGCTTTACCAGCAGCTAATGGCGGTACTGGAGCAACAAGTTTATATAACGCAAAACTTCAACCATTTGGTGCTGCTACTGTAGCTGCCGGAACAACTACTATTCTTGCTGTAACTGATTACCCTTATATAGTTGTTACGGGTGCTTCTACTTCAAACACAATAGTAAGGTTGCCAACCGTAGCAAATGCTGGTCTTACGTTTTTTATTTCCAATAATTCAACGTCTAGTACACTTGTTTTACAAGATGGTAGCGGTGGTTCTATTCAGAATGTCCCACCAAAAACAATAGTTCGTGCAACTAATGCTACTACTTATTCTTGGTTTATTACAATTGGTTTTATAAATTCAACAGCTTATTCTGGAATTGAAAGAAATACTTATTTATCAACATCTTCATCGGCAACAGCAATACAACTTACTGATGCTAGTAGTGTTATCCAATACATAACCGGAAGTACAGCACAAGCAATTTATTTGCCATCTCTGGGAGGTATATATTCAGGTCAAAGTTGGACTATTATTAACAAATCAACAGCAGTTATTACTGTTAGTGATTACGCTAATGCAACAACGTTAACAACAATACCGGAAAATTCAAAAGGTATATTTACTTATACAAGTAGCAGTTGGTATTACAACGTAATTCCAATGACAATTGGTGCTGGTAGTGGAACTGTTACTAGCGTTGCTGGAACCGGTACGGTAAGCGGTTTGACGTTAACTGGTACGGTAACTACAACCGGAAACCTAACATTAGGTGGAACACTTGCAGTTACAGCTTCAAATTTTGCAAGTCAAACTGCAAATACGGTACTTATTGCTCCTAATGGTTCTGCTGGAGTTCCTACTTTTAGGGCTATTGTTGCTGCTGACATTCCAACGTTGAATCAAAACACAACTGGAACTTCTGCTAATGTAACGGGTACAGTTGCTATAGCAAATGGTGGAACTGGAGCTACAACTGCTGGAGGAGCGCTAACTAACCTTGGTGCAATTGGAAGTGTAGCTTCTGCTGATGGAAGTATTGTTGTTACTGCAACAGGAACTGCTGTTGATCTTTCTGTATCACCAACTTCTCCTGCATCTGTATTACTTGAACAAGTAAGAAACACTACTGGTGCAACTCTTACAAAAGGCACTGCGGTCTATATTTCTGGTGCTACAGGCCAAATTCCAACTGTCTCTAAAGCCTTGGCTACAAGTGATGCTACTTCGGCACAGACGTTAGGTTTGATTACTAGTGACTTGGCAAACAATTCAAATGGATATGTGACCATCATTGGATTGGTTACAAATCTAAATACATCAGCTTATACGGATGGACAACAGCTTTATCTAAGCCCAACTACAGCAGGAACTTTAACCGCTACTAAGCCTTATGCACCACAGCACTTGGTTTATGTGGCAATTGTTGCCCATGCTCATCCAACACAAGGCAAATTAATTGTTAAAGTGCAAAATGGATATGAGCTAGATGAGTTGCACGATGTATCTGCTCAATCTCCAACCAATGGTCAAACTATTGTTTACAACAGCAGCACAGATTTGTGGGAAAAGAACACTGTATCGCTGACTGCTGGTGTAAATGGAACACTTCCGGTTGCCAACGGAGGTACAGGACAGACTACCGCATCTGCCGCATTTAATGCTTTGTCTCCGGTAACCACTTCTGGCGACTTGATTATTGGTAACGGTACTAATAGCTCAACTCGTTTGGGAATAGGTGCAAACGGATATGTTCTTACCTCTAATGGAACTACGGCAAGTTGGCAATCGGCTGGTAGTGGTTCAGGTACAGTAACATCGGTAGCCGCTAGCGTTCCATCGTTTTTATCCATTAGTGGTTCACCAATAACAACTAGTGGAACTTTAGCAATAGGTTATTCAGGCACAGCCTTACCCATTGCCAATGGAGGTACTAACACTAACGCTACGCCTACTGCTGGTGGGGTTACTTATGGGACAGGAACTGCTTATGCTTTTTCCGGTGTTGGAATTTCAGGACAAGTGCTTACATCAAATGGAGCATCTGCACCAACTTGGACAACAGTTGGTGGATTAGGAACTGTAACGTCTATTACTGCTGGCACAGGATTGACTGGTGGTGTAATCACAACTAATGGTACGATTGCTTTAGATACAACAGCAGTAACTGCTGGAAGTTACACTAATACAAATATTACCGTTGATGCTTATGGACGTATTACGGCAGCAGCTAATGGAAGCAGTGGTGGGATAACAACTGGTAAATCTATTGCAATGGCTCTTATTTTTGGATATTAATTATGGCAAACCCAAATATAGTTAACGTATCAGCCATTTATGGTAATACGACTTATTTAACTCCTAGCGGAACTACTGCGGTTGTGTTATTGCCCAATGCAGCATCATCTGGCGTAGTTAACAAAATAGACAACGTGGTGGCTGCAAACGTAACCGGCACTACTGCAACTGCAACAGTTTCTATTTATACCAATGGTGCGGTAGCCCAAGGTTCTGCACCTTCAGGGGGCACAGCGTACCCCATTATTTCCCAAGTTCCTGTGCCTGCTAATTCTGCTGTTGTAGTTGTAGACAAAAGCACTGCGTTTTATTTGACAGAAGGAACATCAATATCTGTGACTTCAGGTACAGCATCTGCAATTACTTACACGACTTCGTATGAGGCTATCAGCTAATGTCCACTAGGTACAAAGGTTCAATCCTATCTTCTACAGCTGCTGCTTCGTCTAGCGCGGCAGCGTATGGTATTTGGAAACAGTCTGAAGTAGCGCAACTTATTAACACTGCTTGGCCTCCTACTGTTGATCCTTTTTGGTCTAGCGTTTCTATGTTGTTGCAGGGAGATGGGACTAATGGAGCGCAAAACAATACGTTTCTTGATAGCAGCGTTAATAACCTAACTATAACTAGAAACGGTGCAGCTACACAGGGTTCTTTTAACCCATTTAACATTACGGCTCCATATTCAACAAGTGTTAGCAGTGGTTCTATGTATTTTAATGGAACCGGTTATTTAAATGCTGCTAATAACACAGTTTTAAATATGGCTGCTGGTAATTTTACAATAGAGTGTTGGGTATATTTTAATGGTACTCCAGCAAGTGATATGAACATATTTAGCAAAAGAGCCGATTCAGCAACAACTGCGGGTATTGGTCTTGGTTTTGCTTCTGGAACAGTAGTGCCAAATTTGTTAGCTACTGTAAATGGTACTACTTGGGGTGTTAATATTACGTCATCTAGATCAATTTCACTTAATACATGGACTCATGTTGCTGTGACTAGATCAACTAGCACTTGGACAATATGGGTTGGGGGGGTGTCGGGAGGTACTGCTACATTATCTGGGACTGTTCCTACCAATACCGCCGCATTTACCACTGGAGGCAGTGCTGCTGATGGTTCTGCACTATTTAACGGTTATATAAGTAATATGCGCGTTGTAAAAGGAACAGCCCTTTACACAACAACTTTTACACCATCTACTATACCTTTAACTGCGGTAACTAATACATCTTTGTTGCTTTTGTCTACCAATGCAGGTATTTTTGATAGCGCTATAGCAAATGATTTTATTACTGTAGGTACAGCACAAATTTCAACTAGCGTATTTAAATATGGGACTGGTTCAATGTCGTTTAGTGGGACTGGCGCATGGTTAACAGCCCCAGACAAAACAAATTTACAGTTAAGCACAGGAGATTTTACAATAGAAGGTTGGGTATACATAAACACCGCTGGGGCTGCTTATTCTATTATTAGCAAAGGCGCAGCCTCTACTGGTTGGAGTGTTGGTGTAACGTCTGGGAATCTATTGCAATTTGTTTATACCGCTACATCGTTGACCGGAGCCACGGAATTATCTGCGAGTACATGGTACTACTTTGCCGTAGTTCGATCTGGTAGCGGCGCGGGTAATTTAGTAATTTATCTTAACGGAACAGCAGATGCTACAAGTGGTGGCGCGGTAACAGATAACTTTAATCAAACCAATATTTTGTATGTTGGAGCAAGTAGAACAGGCACTACTCCGTTAGCCGGTTACATAGATGATCTGCGTATTACTAAAGGTGTTGCTAGGTACACGGCAAACTTTACATCCCCACAACAAGCATTCCCTAACAGGTAAAAAATATGTTGTACTCAAAACTTGGATCAATTCCCAAAACCGATACAGATGGCACTGACGGCTGGATTGAAGTTGACTATCCTCCAAACCCTGTTGCAGAAGGTTACGAGGTTGTATGGTGGTATCCACCAGGGTGGGTAGTACGTCCAGTACAGCCAGAAGGTAATTGGTCATGGAGCCAATCTGAGCAACAATGGGTAGAAATTATTGAAATTTATGATTAAAGTAACAGATTAAATTATGACTGACTTTACCCGTCTTCGCACTCCGTTTGTAAACATGAGCTTTACACCGGATGTGCCTTCAAACGCACTTGGCCCTAACGAATACAACAGCGGAACAAACGTTGAAGCTGATGTCCGTGGGATCAAGAAGGTTTCGGGTGAGCAGTCTATTCTTTCCGCTATCCCTGGCAACGTAGTATTCATGGATGGTGGATTTAGAAACAACAACGCTTGGGTGTACATTGCTGCTACTCGTGAGGGTAAGTGGTACATGGTTACGTCCTCTGGTATTACAAACATAACACCTGGAGTGGGGGGAAATCCAAACGTTGCACTGTCAGGTTATTCAGATGATGTAAACATTACAACTTCTTGGGTTGGCAATGTGTTTTTCATCAATGATGCTCTTAGAGCGCCAATGTATTTCCTGCCAACAGCAACAGAAATCTATCTGTATGGTGCTGCTCCTGATAACTACGTTTGGAATTACGATATTGGAGTAACGGCAACTCGTGCTGAATTTGTACGCAACTATTGTTCTCCAAACGTGGGAAACATCTTGATTGCTGGAAACATTACAAAAGAATTCAGCAGTGGTCTTACTGTTAACTATCCAACTACCGTTCGTTGGTCACAAGCATTTGCAGGCACGGGAGTTCCTGCGACTTGGATTCCTACTCTTTCTAACGTTGCTAACGAACAAGAAATACCCGTTCGTGGCCCTATTGTTGACGGTTTCTTTTTAGGTGGAAACTTCTACGTTTGTTCTTATTGGGATACGGTTGTTTTCTCTCCTATTGCTTATCAAAACAGCACAGCACCAATTTTTGGCATTCGACTGTTTAACCAAGGTCGTGGGCTAATAAACAACAATTGCTGGTCTAACACAGACTCCAACGTTTATGGTGTTGATAGCAGGGACATCTGGGTATTCAACGGATCAGATTTTTCTCCTCTTGGCAACCAAAAAGTCCGTGATTACTTTTTCAACAACTTGAGTCCAACGTATTCTGACCGTATTTTTATGGTCAACAATACTCAAAAGAATCAAATTGAGATCTACTTTCCCGATTTAACGTCTACTGGATGGTGTAACAAGATGTTGTCGTGGAGGTACGATTTACAGGTCTGGAATGCACCTAGAGACGTGGTTAGTGCCTGTAGTGCTTGCGAGGCTCCAAAGCTTGTTAGCGGGGCTTTCAAGTACGCTTCTAGGACTGTTACCTACGCTAAGGGTGGAACTACGGATTCCCAGCTTATCCAAACCGGTGTTGGAAATTCGTTTAATGGTGTAGCAATTCCTGCTCTATTTGAACGCAATAACGTTACGTTGCAAACGGAAAAAGGTGCTGTTCCATACAGTGCCAAACTGTATATACACAGGTTGCTTCCAGAGATAGCAGGGACAGGTATTGTAAATATTACTACTGGTGGATCTAACTCTACTGCTCAACCGGCTGTTTATGGTCAAACAGGGACTGTTGCTGTAGTTACAGATAATCCTTGGGTAACTAGCCAGCAGAACAACGTAAGAACGGTTTCTGTTAAAGTACAGTCTAATGATGCTACGGATTCTTGGAATCTAACAGCTATTAACTGGCAAGCAACAGTTACTGAGGATGCGTTCTAATGCCTTATGCTCTTGACGGTAATCCTTCGCAATCAGAAATATCTGAAGCGATTAATTACCTATTAAGCAACTTTAGTACAGGCATTACTACCGATCCTAATACAGGTGAGGTTAAAGGCCCAACAGGAAACATTCTTAGTTACCTGTATAAATACATGGCGGTGAAATACGCAGATTCGTTTGACGGGTCTGTAAACTTCAGTAACTCACCAACAAACCGTCAGTATTTTGGCCTTAGAAACAATGACGATGCTTCTGAATCGTCTAACTACACTGATTACATTTGGAATAAAGTAACAGGTGGTTTTGGTACAACCAAGTTTCTTTGGTATGTTTCTACTGGTGGTAGACAAATTCAATTTGCTGTTTCTACATCTGCTCCAGATACAGGATGGTTGATTGACCCAAGTACGTCTATTGACTTGGACGTTGTTACCTCCGGAAACATTCCTGTTATTGCAGAAACGTTTTTCTCTTATTTCACACCAAGCACGTTACAAGTTCCTAGGTCTGGATTGCCGCTAACTCCTAGTTTTACTGGAATTAATGCGGCTTTGTATTCTATTGAAGGAGGCACTGTTGTTCCGTTTACAGATGCCCAAACAGACTCAAACGTTGGTTTTGTAAACAATTCATGGCGTATTGGCAATTCTTCTACCACGGGTAACGGGGATATATCTTATACAAACATAACGGTTGGTAGTCCTACTGATGGCGGTGATTTTGCGATATGGCCTGCACCAACGGCAATGTCGGCAAACCCTGCTTACATAAGTGTTCCAATTCGTTATAAAAACAATCTTGGTGCTGTTACTCAAGCAGCAGTAGCAACTGTTCAGTTTTTGTTTGCAGACCCTGGTGCTACAGGTTTTTCTGGCCCAACAATTGACATTTCAGGATACTCCTCGTTTACCCAAAATGCTGGTGGAGCATTTACTCCAGCTACAGCCACGTTGTCAGCCATAACGACTAACGTTACTAGTCCTACTTACAACTGGTCAATAACAGGCGCGACACCAACATCTTCTACATCATCGTCTGTTGTTATAACGCCTAACTCTTCTGCTACGTCTATAACGGTAGTGTTGACTGTTAACGGGTCAAATCTAACAAGCCCAGGTAGTAAGACAATAGTTATGCCTGTTGTCTACAACGGTGCTGCTGGTACTGCTGGTGCTAATGGTGTGATGTCTGCCTTTCCCACTATTTACCAGTGGACAGGCTCTTCTACCCCTCCTACTAGACCTACTACGACATCGACGTTTACATGGGCTACAGGGGCTTATACGGCTCCTAGTGGGTGGTCTTCGTCTGCTCCTAGCAACACCACTCAAGGCAATTATCTTTGGACTATTACCTATCCTTTAAACGCAAGTGCTACAACCACCACTTCAACGTTGGATTGGACAGACACAGGTAATCCTATTCGAGCTATTGCTTACAACGGAACTGTTGGCCCTACTGGATCATCTGGAGCCAATGGTGCTGCTACGTTTGTAATTACACGGGTTGCAAATGATAGTTCTCCTCCAACCAATTCCGAAGTATCTGCCATTCTTGGAAGAACTCCTGTTGCTGGAGATATATGCACAGTAAGCTACAACAATTTCAATAATGCAGTTGTTTATCGGTACATCACTTCTTGGACGTTATTTACTACTTATATAACCGGAAGTCTAATTGTTCAAAACACAATTACCGGCGATAAGATTGCTGCCAATACTATTACTGGTGACAGGATTGCTGCTAATACTATTACAGCAACGAAAATTGCAGCGGCTACTATTTCCGCTGCAAACATGGCAGCAAATAGTATTACTGCTGCAAATGGAGCAATAGCTGATGCAACAATTACCACGGCAAAGATTGGCGATCTACAAGTAGAAACGTTAAATATTGCAGGTCAAGCTGTAACATTTTCTACAATTGCACAAAACACTACGCAATTAGACATGCCAAATGGAACGCAATGGTATGACTATTTAACAACCCCATACACTTACATAACTGGAACTGGAATTGTAGTAATTCAATGGAATCCAATGTTAATCCTTGGTGGAGGTTTTTCTTTTGGTTACGGAAGAATTTCCATATCACAAGATGGAACTAACTGGACAATTATTGATGAAACATTGCTTGGATACATTGCAATTGATGCAATGGGAGCTTCATTTTGTGGAATTACAAAAACAAATCTTTCTGCTGGAAGTTATTATTTTAAATTGTCATTAATGGGAACTTCTGGTGGAGGAACTCGTTGCGAAAGAGCAAATATTCTTATATCAGAATTTAAAAAATGATTTATTTAATATACAACAATACTGGGCAAATTACTTGCACTGGAAACACACAAGTTTCAAAAGAAGAGTTTTTAAAATTAAATCCATTTTGTCTTTTTGTTAAAGCAGACCAACAGTCTCAATATGTAAATGTTGAAACAAAATCTGTTGTTAATATGCCTGAGAAACCAAATGAATACTGCATATTTAACTATGACACAAAGCAATGGGTTGATCCAAGGACAAATCAAACGCAATGGGTAGTAGTAAAAACTCAACGCAACAAGCTTCTTGCTGAATCTGATTGGACTCAAATGCCTGATGTAAAAATAAGCACCAAAGCGGCATGGGCAACTTATCGTCAGGAATTGCGTGATATAACAACGCAATCTGACCCTTTTAATATTATTTGGCCTTCCAAACCGGAGTAAATTATGGGCGCACCATCAGCACAAGTTCAATCACCTCAGAGTTCATCCTCTGGAAAAGGTGTGGCTTCATCTCAATCGTCTCCTAGCGGCAAGGGTGGTTCTCAAGAATATGCGGCTCCAGAGCAAATGCAAGGATCTCAAGGGGCTTTAACGTTTCCAGGTCAAGGCGGTCAACCAGAGATGGGTATGCCAAACGCATACTCTAATACCATTGACCCAAATATGACTCAAGGTGATGCTGGACAAAACGGTATGTGGGATAATTCATCTAAACCTAGCGGCAAGGGTTCTGCCGATAATTCTGGTTCATCTAGCAAAGGCAAGGGGTAATTATCATGGGAATGGGTAAATCGTCTGGTACTCAGACAAACACTGTTCAGATGACTCCTGAACAAAAAGAAACTATTGCGATACAAAATGCCGCATTAAAGAATACGTTTCTTCCTGCTTACCAAAATACGGTAACCGGTGCAAGAAATATATACGACACTTCTGCTGGTGGGGTAAAAAGTGCTGCTGGTACTGCATCTGATGTAGCTGCCGGTACAGGTGCTTTACAGGGTGCTGTAGGTGCTGGTAGTTTGTTGTCCGGTGTACAAGGTCTTCAATCTTTGTTTGACCCCAATTACGAAAAGAACCAAGTCAATGCTGCACTGCAAGCAGGACGGGAATCTGCTCGTGAATCACAAATGGGACAGAACACTATGTACGGTGGTGCTGGTGGTCTAGGATCGGCTCGTATGGCCTTGGCAGACACCAATCTAGCCGGTCTAAACGCACAACGTCAGGCTACTGCTGCTGCTGGAGCGCAAGCCCAGGTTCAGGCTAACAAAGCTGCTGCTGCTAACCAACTGGCTGCTATCGGTGGTCAAGGGTTAACCGCTGCAAATCAAGCCGCTGCTTCTCGTATTGGATACGCTGGAGCGCCACAAGACCTGTACAGCAAGTACGCTTCTATTGTGTTTGGTACGCCTCAAGCTTCTACCAATCCCAACTATGCTGGTACGCAAGGTGGTACGTCTACTGGCTCCAGCAAAAGCAGCGGTTTTAAAATCTAAGGATTTATTATGGCGACAGCATTTGGCAATGTTGGCATGGGTCAACTTAATCAAGACATGAGTTTTTCTGGAGCTTCTGGAGAAGGTAAAGGTCTTGGTCAATTTTTGCTTGGAGCAGCCTTAACAAGTATGGGTGTTCCACCGCAATTGACTTCTCTTGTTACCAAAGATAAGCCAGTAGTACCACCGAATCCAAATATGCAAAATGCAATGCCTACTGCTGCAATTTCTAATCAAGTAATGCAAAATCCTGAAGATGAAAGAACATCTTTTAGTCAAGCATTTGGTGGTCTGTTTTCTCATCTTCCAACTTTTGGGAAACAATAATCATGGCACTCAATGACGCAGTAGCACCTCCTAGTTTGCAACCATTAGTACCAATGCAAAGTAATGCAATGGCTCCTGTTCCTACTGTTGTGGCTCCAGAGCCTGACATTCGTGATTCTTACATGAAGGCTGTTGATTCCGGTAATCCTGCTGAAATGACTAGAGTTGCACAAAATGCAAAAGGAACTGATGTTCAATTATTGGCAGATACTGCTGTAAAAATCATGGTAGCAAATGACACTAGGCTTAGTCAAATTACTGCTCCTATTATTAAAGCAGGGGGCATTAATGCTCCTGAAGGTCGTATTGCTGCTGCAAAAGTATTTGAAGATCAAGCAGACAAACCACAATGGCTTCGTGCTATTGGTGAAAAGCTTATGGGCAACCCTGATGCTCGTTTGTTTATTACTGGTGGTACTCCTAAAACAATTATTACTTATGACGATCAAGGACGCCAACTTGAAGAAACTCGAAATGAGCTTGGCAAACGTTTAGGCGTAAAAGATGTTGGTACAGGTCAACTTTTGTCTCCAGAAGAATATCAACTTCGAGGGGGTGGTATTGCTGATCGTGAACAATCATTAGGACGAATTGCTCGAAAAACGATGCAAGCTTTTGATGTTGAAGCGTCAAACAAAGCAAATTTTCAAGCATTGGATTATGCTGCTGCTTCTCCTGAATTGGGAAATCTTGCTGCTGAAAACACAGCATTGCACAAACAATTAATGAGTTCTAATCTTGATCCTCAATTAAAGGCTCAAATTGCTTCGTTTAGCTCACGACAAATTGGTGATGCTCAAAGCGTCAACAACGGATTTAATGCTTTAGACCAATACACTAGAAGTCGTGGTGTTGGTATGGATAACCAACAAAAGGCAGTAGCAAAAGCAGCCGCTGAAGCTCTTGGTCTAACCCTTGGTAGCGATGGTTCTATTACTGATTCTAAAAATGTAAAAGTAGATAAATCACGTTTAGACCAACTTCAACTATCTTATAGCTCAAATCGTAATTTTGAGCAAAACTTTACGCAAACCAAACAAGACGCAATTAACTCTGGTTTGTACAAACAAATGACGTTTGAACAGCAAAAAGCTTTTGACCAGATTTTGCTAAACAACAAACGACTTGAGCAAAAAACATCTGAATTAATTGGAAAACATGGAACGCCTTCATTCCTAATTAATCCTGCTAATCCTGGGCCATTTGATGCGTTTTCTCTTGGTGCTGGGCAAAACATCCTTGCTCAATTTAATGCTGCTGCAATGCAAGAATATGCAGGATGGAGAAAACAACAAACAGAGGCTATGAAGGCTTATGGTCAAATTCCTCAAGCTGGCGAACTAGAAAATGCGTTTATTCGTACCAAAAAGTATCAAGATTTAATGCGTACCTTTGAAGGTGAAGCATGGAAAATTAAAAAAGAATTTGAAGGATATGTAAAAGCACCTTCGCTTAATGAATCTTCTGTCGGAGGATTGGCTCCACAAAATATTTCTACTGCCACTGCTCAAAGACCTCCTTCTTCTCCTTCTGCAACAGCAAGAAAAGAGGAAACACTTGATTCCTTGGCTTCTCAATTTAGGAAGAAATAATCATGGCTTTTGATGCTGAAGGTTTTAGAAATGCTGCAAAGGGTAAATACTCTGATGCTGAAATTGAAGCTGTTATTGCTAGAGAAAGTGCTGGCGGTAAGTCAATTACGGAAGAGCCTACTAAGCAAGAAACGCAAGTTGCTCCTGCTTACGATTGGTTAAAGCCTGTTGCTGGAGGTCTTGCTGCTGGTGGTGCTTTGCTTGGTGGTAAAGCAATCTATGACTCATTAAAAGACAAAGTAAAAGCTACTGCTCCAGCAAGGATTGATCCTGGCCTTGACGTTTCCACAAGACCAACAATGGGTGAGCCTTCACTTGATGTGCAAGCGTTGACACCTAGTCAAACTCCTGCGGTTCCTACTATTGAAGAGCTAAAAGCTAAGTTTGGTTTGCCAGCCACATCAGAAGTACCTGTTGCACAACCTATTGTGCAAGCTCCTGTAGAAACAACCCCTGTTGCACAACCTAATGTCCCACAAGCTGCTGTAGCACCTCCTGTTGCTCCAAATGTGGCAGAACAAGCGGCTATTGAAGCATTGACAACCCCTGATGTTGCTCCTGAAGGTGCTGCTCCTCCTCCAGCTAAAAAACCTCGTAAAGTAACTCCTAAAAGTGTTCCTGAAGGAATGACGGAATTAGTTGGTGGTGGCCCTGGTGATCGCTGGTTAGCAAACGAGCATCCTGAATTGCGTAAGTCAATTATTACGATGTTTAATGAAGGCAAGCCTGCTGGCAGTTACGAAAAAGCACAAGAGCTATACAAACAATTTAAAGTTTATCAAGCTGAAAACGTTGCTGGCCCCAGTATTCCTAAAGAAGTGGCAAAAGAACGTGGAATGCCACCTCCTAAAAATTATGGAGCATGGGGTACTAAGATTGCAAAAGGTGCTGGTGTTACCGGTCTTGCTTTGACAGCAGCAGAAATGGCACAAGCAGCAGAAGCAGCCCGTCAAGGAAATTATGGCCCAGCAAGAGAATCTGGTTTTAATTTGCTTGGTATGATACCTGGGATAGGAACCGCTTTTAGTGCTTTAACTTTTTCTAAAGGTGCTGGTGAAACACCAGAAGAACTTCAAAAACTTCAATATATGCAAAAAGTTGGTGGCGGACAAGGATCCCGTGGTATAGCACCTCCAACCCGATAGGAAATATCATGTCACCTGAAGACCGTGCTGAATTCATAGCGGAAATATTATTTCAGTTCAAAGCCGTTAATTCTTTGACAGACGATGAACAACGTTGGGTTAGGATGGCTATTGAGAAAGAAGCTCAATCCATAGCCCTTCGTAAAGCAATCATTGAGAAAACGTTGACATCATTAATTTGGATGTTGGTTGTAGGTATTGGTTACGTTTTTCTTGATTTTGCTAAACAGCACGGCTTTAAGTAGACTATGAATGCGCCGTTTATTTTTACTCTTAATGTTAGTAACGGTATCGGCAGCACAGGACAAATTAATACTGTCCACGGAACCGCCTACACCGCTGCCGAAGAAGCCACCAAAGCAATCAAACTGCGCTACACAAGAACTGTACGCTATAGCTTGGTCAAAGCATGACCCAGCAGAGCGCCATAAAGCCATGTTGGAATGGCTTGATAAGTCAAAGTGTAGCGTGGATGACTACACAATTATTTGGAACGCCCTACCAGAGTGGGCAGGGACATCGGATAGCCCAGCTTTAAGGGCCAAGATTATGGAGAAAGCAAAATGAATGAATCCTGGTTAACAAAAAACATTCAGCCGGTCACAGTAGTGTTCTTGTTGTTCTCTTACTTTTTCTTTGCTTTACTGTCCGTCTTTGAGATGGAGACTCGGGGAGCATACGTTGACCTTCTTGGGCAAGCAATGATTATTGTGATTACCGCTATCTTTGCTGGTAAGACTGCCGAGCGTATCGTAGACATCCGTACTAACAAAGGGGCCACAGATGGCGCTTGATCCTATATCCGCACTGCTTGAAGTCGGAAGCAAAGTCCTAGACCGAGTTTTGCCTGACCCTGCCCAGCAAGCTGCTGCCAAACTGGAGTTGCTTAAGCTGCAACAGAACGGTGAGTTAGCTCAAATCAGTGGGCAGATGGAGATTAATAAAGTTGAAGCGGCAAGTGGCAGTATCTTTGTATCAGGTTGGCGACCAAGTATCGGATGGGTGTGCAGTGCAGGCTTTGCTGTGCAATTTGTTGTTGGCCCTCTTGCCGAGTGGGGTTCATCCTTAGCAGGACATCCCGTAAAGTTTCCGCAGATGGACACTGGAACGATGATGCCATTGCTCCTCGGTATGCTTGGCCTTGGTGGTCTTAGAACAGCAGAAAAACTGGCAGACAAGGCATCCAAATGACACCCAATTTCACCCTAAAAGAATTGACGGTTACCGATCACCGTCAGTTTGACAACACGCCTAACGCTGCTGAAACAGTAAACTTACAACGCCTTGCAGAACTACTTGAGCAAGTCAAGGTTGCTATTGGTGGCAAGCCTGTAATGATTAACTCTGCCTTTAGATGCAAGCAAGTAAATGATGCTGTAGGTTCGCGTGATTCGTCTCAACACCGGCTGGGTTGCGCTGCTGACATTCGAGTTCCAAGCATGACTCCAGACCAAGTAGTCAAGGCAATCATTGCTGCCAAACTGCCTTTTGACCAGCTAATAAGAGAGTTTGATAGCTGGACTCACATTAGCGTAACTAACGATCCAAAAGGTAAACCTCGCAATCAAGTTTTAATTATTGATAAACAGGGTACAAGAATTTATTCATAAAAACTTATTTATGCAACGTAAATAGGTTATAAACCGGAATCAACTCTGAAAGGTCTATATGCCACAGGAAGCTTGTTCCGAAGATGTTTTTATAGAGCTATGGAATAAACATCGTTCTGCAAAAAAAGTTTCGGAAATTATTGGAATAACTGAACGTAGAGCAAATACTAGGCGTAGAACTTTAGAGAAAAAAAGAAATATTGTTCTTCAAGCAGAAGACATAAGAGGTTTAAAGTATCAAAAGGACTATGTAACAGTTCCATACAATGTCCGTACAAATCTTGGATTACTTAACGGACAAGTAATCGTTTTTAGTGATGCACACTTCTGGCCTGGAATCCGGTCAACAGCCTTCAAAGGTCTTTTGTGGGCTATTCAAGAATTCAAACCCCGAGCAGTAATCAATAACGGTGATGCATTTGACGGAGCTTCTATATCCCGATTCCCTCGTATCGGATGGGACAGTAAGCCTAGCTTAATTGGCGAACTAAAAGCGTGTGAAGCTAGTCTTGAGGAGATAGAAACAGCAGCCAAAGAAGGCAATAGTCAATGCAAGCTGATCTGGACGCTTGGAAACCATGATGCGCGCTTTGAGAATACTTTGGCGAATCGTGTACCGGAATTTGCAAATATAAAAGGCTTTACGCTTAAAGATCATTTTCAAGCGTGGACTCCAGCTTGGTCTTGCTGGGCGACTGATGATGTAGTAATTAAACATCGTTGGAAAGGTGGAATACACGCAGTTTATAACAACAGCGTTATGTCCGGCAAGTCCTACGTCACAGGACACCTCCACAGCCTCAAGGTAGCCCCTTTTAGCGACCTTAACGGCACAAGGTATGGAGTAGACACAGGAACCCTTGCAGACCCTGTAGGCCCTCAATTCATTGACTACCTGGAAGACAACCCTACCAACTGGAGAAGCGGATTTGCCATTCTCACAATTTGGAAGGGACACCTGTTGCAACCGGAACTTGTACAGGTTTTTGACAAAGATCACATTGAATTCCGTGGAAACGTAATAAACGTTTCTAAGTATTAGTCTGTAATTTACATGAGCTAAGATGTGTTTGTAGCGCGGTGCTACATCAATTTTTAGGAGCAGATCATGGAATTTGAGATGACTATTAACTTTGGTTTTGGTGAAAGCATTAAAATCTCTACGGATTCTTTTTGGAAGCTGGCAATGTTGAGCGAGTTTGTTCGATTTGTGGATGAACTAGAGCAAGAAGACGACGAACAGGAAGAAGAAGAGTACGAGTTTGACGACGAAGGCGTTGCGTACTGGTTTGACGAAGAGAATGAGGTTTGGTACTTCTACGACGAAGAGTCTGACGACTGGTATGAGTGCGAAGAAGAAGAGTGC